GGAGAACAGACATGATGACCCAAGAGGCTATCCTGTACTACGCAGACCACCCGGCTGATTTTGTCGAGGACCTGCTCCACGTTACGCCGGACAAGAACCAGCGCGCCATATTGGATTCTGTGGCAAAGAACCAGATGACGAGCGTCCGCAGCGGCCACGGCATCGGCAAGAGCGCGGTCGAGGCGTGGACCGTTATTTGGTTTATGTCAACCCGGCCATTCCCCAAAATCCCTTGCACAGCCCCGACGCAGCATCAGCTATTCGATATTCTGTGGGCGGAAATAAGCAAGTGGCTGCGCAACAATAAAGCCCTCGAGCGGGAGCTGATGTGGACAAAGGAAAAGGTCTACATGAAGCAGTACCCCGAGGAGTGGTTCGCTGTGGCCCGAACGGCCAGCAAGCCGGACGCCCTGCAGGGATTCCACGCTGACGACATCCTCTACATCATCGACGAGGCCAGCGGCGTGGACGACAAGGTGTTCGAGCCGGTGCTGGGCGCACTTTCGACGCCCGGAGCGCGGCTGCTCATGTGCGGAAACCCGACACAGTTGTCGGGCTTTTTTTATGACAGCCACCATAAGAACAGAGGCAGCTACACCACATTCCATGTTGACGGCCGGAACAGCAGCCGCGTCTCGGACGACTTCGTCAAAACCATCATCCAGATGTACGGCGAGGATTCGGACGTTTTCCGTGTTCGTGTCGCCGGAGAGTTCCCCCGGCAGGAGAACGATGTTTTCATCCCTCTGCCGCTCGTCGAAAAATCCATTATGACCGAATGGACGGAACCGACAAAGCCCGCCCACATCGACATCGGCTGCGACGTTGCCCGCTACGGCGACGACCGCACCGTCATCGGTTACAAGGTGGACGAAAAGGCCATGTTCTACAAGCGAAAGAGTGGGCAGGACCTTATGCAGACGGCCGACGACATCATGGAGCTCGGCCTAAAGCTCATGGAAAAGTACCGGTTCGACAAGGCTATCCCCATCAAGATAGACGACAGCGGCCTCGGCGGCGGCGTCACGGACCGTCTGCGGCGCGTAAAGCGCGAGCAGCCGGAGCGGTTCTGGTGGATGGATATTATCCCCGTTTACTTCGGCCAGCGCATACACCATGACTTTTACTACGATAGCACCACCTACATGATGAGCGTCGTAAAGAATCTACTTGCACCGCAGACGCCGGAGGGCGCACAGAAGCCCGTCCAGCTCATTCTCCCGAACGATAACGACCTCGTCGGCCAGCTTTCCACACGAAAGTATTCCATGACCGACGACGCCAAAATCCGCGTGGAGAGCAAGGACGCCATGAAAAAGCGCGGGATGCACTCGCCCGACGAGGCCGACTGCATCCTCCTGTTGTGCCTGCCGGTCAAACCCAAGAGGAGAGGAGACGTTAAGAAGTGAGCGACAAGAAGCAGCCCGCCCAGCAGCGGGTAAACGTCCGCATCGTTAAAGCGGACGACCCGGAGCAGCGCGGCGGGATGAAGCCCATCGCCAAAGCAGACGGCTCCCTGCAAATCTCGCCGGAGGAGGCGTGCACGGCAGGTATTTGGACAAAGCCGCCGTTCGACCTCCGAGGGCTTTCCAAGATGGTGGACGAAAGCACCATACTCCCGCAGTGCATCCGGGCCTACAAGTCAAACATCGCCGGATTTGGCATCGACATCCGGTACAAAGACGACTTTGCGGACGCGGACGAAACCCCGGAGATGAAAGCGGAATGGGACCGGGCGGCGGAGGTCGTCGAGATGCTCAACATGGAGCAGGAGAGCAATGAGCTCTTTGAGGACATCGTGGAGGCCCGGGAAACCTACGGCTGCGCATACGCAGAGGTCATCCGGGATATGGACGGGAACGTCATACAGCTCGAGTTCATCGAGGACACCCCCAGCGTGGAAAAGAGCCGGAGGCTGGACCCGCGCGTCGAGGTGACGTATTTCCACCGGGACCACACCGAGAACCGCATGAGGAAGTTCCGCAAGTATAAGCAGACCGTCAACGGCAAGACGGTCTACTACAAGGAGTTCGGAGACCCGCGAATCATGGACCCGACGAGCGGAGAGTACGTCACCGAGCTCGAGTTCAAGAGCCGCGCCAACGAAATAATCGAGTTCGCCATCGGGACCGCAACATACGGCAAGGTCCGGTGGGTTGGTTCCATCCTTACCGTAGATGGGGCCCGGAGAGCGGAGAGCCTCAACAATAACTATTTCCTGAACGGCCGACACACCCCGTTGCTGATTATGGTGAAAGGCGGCAGCCTGACGGACGATAGTTTCGCCAAGCTCAAGGAGTACATGAACGGAATCCGAGGCGAGGCGGGCCAGCACAGTTTTATGGTTCTGGAAACGGAGGCGGCAGACAACCGCACCGGATTCAACGCCGAGAACCGGCCGGAGGTCGAGGTCAAGGACCTTGCAGCTATCCTGCAAAAGGACGAGCTTTTCCAAGACTACCTCGAAAACAACCGGCGGAAAGTGCAGAGCGCGTTCCAGCTCCCGGACCTGTACACCGGATACACGACGGACTTCAACCGCGCCACCGCGCAGACCGCCATGGAAGTGACCGAGAAACAGGTATTCCAGCCGGAGCGGCGGCGTCTGGCGTGGGCCATCAACAACAGGCTGCTCAACTGCTATCAGTTCAAGTACGTCGAGGTGTTCTTCCGCGCGCCGGACGTTTCCAACCCGGACGACCTGTACAAGCTGCTGACCGTCTGCAACAACGCTGGCGGTCTCACCCCGAACAAGGCAAAGAGCGTCCTGTACAAGGCCCTCGGCGAGACCTCGGAGGACTTCCCCGAGGAGTGGGGCGACATTCCGCTGGCGTTTACCAACGCACAGCAGCGGGCCGCAGCCATCACCGTGGCTGGAAACGGCCCCAGCGTGGCGCAGAATGTCGGTTCTGACGCTGGCAAGAAAAACACACAACCGGAGACAAAGCCCGCACAGAACGCCCAGCAGGGCGGGCCTAGCGTAGAGGAACAGCTCGACGGCCAGATTCAGAAAGCGGCAGCCGCTAATGAGACGGAGCTCGTCGCCGTGATGAAAGAGGTCCGCCGCCTGCTGGCTGACATGAAACAGGAGGAGGGCGACGCGGAGTGAAGTGCTTACGCTGCGGACCCCTAATCAAGGCCATCGACGCATACCTCGCCAAAGCAGAAAACGACCTGTACGAGCAGCTCACGATGGAGGGATACCTCAAGGCAAAAGAGAGCCTGAACACCGTGGACGAAATCGAGGAGGTCGTGACGAAGCTCCTCGAGGACAACGCCGACGACCTGCTCAAGGAGCTGGCGGACGCCATCGACCTTGAAACTTTCTTCAAGGACAACTGGCCGAAGTTCAAGAACAAGAGCAAGCTGTCGCAGGACCTTTTCGATGTTTTCCATACTCAGTTTTCCACAATCATGCCGACGTATGTTGAGGCTTACGTCCAGAAAACGGATGCAGAACTCACTGTTACGAAGCTCACCAAGCGGACAACCGATTGGATAAGCTCGTGGAGCAGCGACCTCGCCGACATTATGAAGCTGGACACCGAGACCGAAATCGAGGCAGTCCTGAAAAAGGGCCTGAACGACGGCAAGGGCATCAACGACGTCGCAAACATCATTGCAGACAGCGGCATCCGCTCCCCGGGCTACCGCGCGCGGCGCGTGGCCCTGACGGAGGTGCTCCGGGCGCACGGCTATGCGCAGCTCGAAAGCTACATCCAGAGCCCGGCCGTCGAGGAGAAGATGTGGAAACACACCGGAGCCTACCGAAACGACCCGCGACAGAACCATGTGGATATGGACGGCGTTCACGTCCCGAAAGGGCAGCCGTTCACCCTGATTGGAGCTGACGGAAATACCTACTACCCCATGACCCCGCGAGACGTCTGCTTGCCGCCGAGAGAGAGCGTCAACTGCCATTGCCTTTTGCAGCCGGTAGTTAGTGAGGAGGTGCTCGGCCTCTCCCTTGAGGAGCGGCAGGCCCTCCAAGCGCAGGCCATCGCGGAGGACGACGGCGAGTGGGAGAAAGAGCTCGACGCGCAGAACAAGGCGCGCGCAGGCATCAACGAGGAGGACTACACATGAAAGTTACCATCGACGAAGCCCGAGTTGGAAAGCGGCCTATTCTCAAAATCGACGGCATCGAGCTGGCGAACATCGTAAACGGGTACACCCTGCACCATGACGCAGGACAGCCCGCAACGCTTGAATTACGGATTGCATTTGGAGCCGATTTATCCGAGATTGAGGCTCTGATTGAGAACCCCAACGTCAAAATCATTATGCCGGAGGAGGAGCCCCATGTGGAAAGCACTTGACCGCATCGTTTCGGCGATTATTTGCCGCCTTTTCAAGCCTAAGTACCATGTGGAGCGGGTCGAGAGATACCAGCTCCCCGGGAGGCTGCGCATCGTCAAGTGGTGCGCAGCACCGGCAGACGCACCGGAGGACGAGCTCCGGCGCATCTTCTCCATCGTAGACGAGCCCCAGTGCGATGATATGGTCGTTTGGTTCTATTCATCGCTTGAGGATATAGGCCGCAAGCCCTTTGACGTTGCACTCCTTGAGCGCAGCGGCAAGGACGCATGGCCGACCATTAGACGCCCTACCTAGGGGCGTAGAGAGGAGGTGAGAAAACCATGAGCAAAATCGAGAAAGCATACGCCATCACAGATGCAAAGATTTCTTTTGTCAGCCTTGTAGACAAGGCGGCCAACAAGAAACAGTTTCTTATCACCAAGGCGGAGCACGGCTCCGCCTCTTTTGCTTCTTACGGCCGAATCGTCAACGCGGATGCTGATAGCCACTACATCACCGGCATTGTCTATGAGCCCCTCACAGAGGACGCTCACGGCAATTACATGACGGAGCAGGAAATCACCAAGGCCGCGTACTGGTTCGCCAAGAACGGCAATCAGGTGGATGTGCAGCACTCGTTCGAGCCGCTCGAAAAGGCGGCCGTCGTCGAGAGCTATGTTGCGCCTTGCGATATGAGCGTCGGAGAGCAGGCCATCAAGAAAGGCACATGGATGATGACCGTCGAGGTGGACGACCCGGATATTTTCGAGAAAGTCCAGAAAGGCGAAATCACCGGCTTTTCCATGGGCGGCGTCGGCAAGTACAGCGACGAGGACGACCCGCTGCCCGATGACGGAGTGGCAAAGGCGGAGGAGCAGCCCGAAAAGGGTATGCGCGGCATCTTCAAGAAGATGGCCGCTGCCCTCGGCTTTGATGTTGTCGAGAAAGGCGAAGTTGCCGACAACTACACCAAGCGCATCCAGAGCGACAACTTCTGGACCGCGTTCTACGCGCTCAACGACGTTCTGTACCGGTACAACTGGGAGAATGACCATTGGGAGTTTGCGTCGGACGAGGAGACCATCCGAAACGCCCTGAACGACTTCAACGACATCGTCACCGAGCTGCTCACCAAAGGGCAGCCCGTTGCGAAATCGCTCGAAAGCTGCGCCGTCATCAAGGCTGGCAAGGCCATGAGCAAAGCCAACCGCAGCACGTTGCAGTCCATCTACACAAACCTCGGGGAGTTCCTTGATAAATTCCCCGAAGAAGAACAGGAGGAAACCGAAGTGACCAAGAAAGAAATCGAAGATACCGTGGCGGCAGCCGTCGCCAAGGCACTGGAAGCCCAGCAGAAGCCCGCGACTGACCCCGTCCAGAAAGCTGCAGAACCGGCAGCAGAGCCCGCAGGCCTGACCGTCGAGACCGTCGGCAAGATGGTCGAGGCAGCCGTCGCAAAGGCTCTCGGCCAGCAGGAGGAGCCCGAAAAGGCCCCGGAGCTGCTGACCGCCGAGAATGTTGCAGACGTCGTCGCAAAGGCCGTTGCCAAGGCTGTCGCACCCGTCCGCAAGGCCGCAGGCCTGCCGACCAACCTGAACGATGATGGCGACCCGGAGGACCCTGTCGAGAAGTCCGAGCCGCACTATCTCGCTGGTATCCTGTAAGGAGGAACAAGCACTATGACCATGAGAAGCAATAAGGCAATCGTGAACGCAGCAGGCCAGACCATCACCACCGCCGGTCTGGCCGCTGGCGGCGCACTGAACCCGGAGCAGGCGAAGAAGTTCATTCAGCAGACCTTTGAGGCAACTCCGCTGAGCGGCCTCGTCCGCCACGAGCTGCGCTCCGCAAAGACCGGCGAAATCGACAAGATTGGCGTCGGCCGCCGTCTGCTGCGCAAAAAGACCGAGAACACCGACGACGGCTACCGCTCCGGCGTGAAGCATGGCAAGCTGGAATACGCTTGCACCCCTGTCCGTCTGCCGTGGGAAATCACGGAGGAGACCCTGCGCGAAAACATCGAGGGTTCCAACTACGAGACCATCATCACCAACCTGATGACCCGTCAGATTGGCTGCGACCGCGAGGACCTGTGCCTGAACGGCGACGAGCGGTATGCCAAGGTCAAGGAGTTCAGCTCCTCTGAGACCTACGCTATTGGCGACCTCGTCGCATACAACAAGAAGGTCTACCAGTACACCGCAGCCCACACCGCAGGCGCATTCAACGCAGGCGAGGCCACCGAGCTGGGTACTGTCGATGACGCCGACTTCCTCAAAGTGAACGATGGCTGGGTCAAGCAGTTCAAGGAGGGCGGCCACGTTGTCGATGTGTCCGGCATCAACTCCGGCGCAATGGTTCTGGATGTGTTCTACAAGGGCCTGCGCGCAGTTCCCGACAAGTTCAACAACGGCTCTCTCCGCTGGCTGATGTCCCCCCACCGCCGTCAGGAGTGGGAGCGTTACATCCTGAATCAGGCAGTCACCGCAGGCGGCATCATCACCGACAAGCGCGTCGAGAATCCCGCCAGCGTTCCCGTCATCGAGGTCCCGGCCCTGCCCGACGATGTCATCATGCTGACCGACCCGAAGAATCTGGTCGTCGTCAACTCCTACGGCGTTGTCATCCGCAAGACCACCGAGGGCCCGGAGGCCATCTATCAGGACAAGCGTTTCTATGTCGTGCATTTCGACTTCGATACGCTGGTTGAGGAGCTGGACGCAACGGCCATTGTGACCGGTCTGGCATCTATCTAACAGGAGGCAGGACGCTATGCACCTCAGACTGATTAAAGGTCTGTCCTATGATGGCGTTGTGCGCGCCTCTGCGGCGCATCCTGACGTCTTTGTGGACGACCCCGAGAAATATACCGCGCTGCTGGAAAGCGGCTATTTCGAGGCTCTCCCTGACGCTCACACCGTCACCGGCCATCTGTGCGCCGACTTCCTCGGCGAGATGGACAAGGAGCAGCTCGACAAGCTGGCTGACGATATGGGCGTCGATACCACCGGCAAGGACAAGGCGGAGGTCGTCGCGGCCGTCGCCGAGGAGCCCGTGGAAGTCCCTGACATTTCCAAGATGAAGCTCGAAGAGCTCAAGGAATTTGCCGAGGACAACGGCATCGACCTGACCGGCTGCACCACTAAGGCCAGCATTTTGCAGAAGATTCGTGAGTATGAGGCGGATGCAGCCGCAGCGGCCGCCATCATCTCCCCGGAGGGCTGATGGCCGAACGGCCATGGGTCACGCCGGAGGAACTCAAAGAGTACACAGAATTTGAGGAAGTAAAGAACCGCGCCGACAGCAAGCTCAAAATTGACATCTCCCGGGCGGAGAGCTGGGTCATCGACTACTGCAACAACAGATTCGACGACCCGGAGAAATACCCCGAAATCCCGGAGAATGTCAAGACGGCGGTCCTCCTTATCGCGGAGGCATACGCCCACAATGCCGTTGAGCAGACCAAGGTCCGCCTCAAAAGCGAGACCTTTGACGACTACTCCTACACGGCAGAGAGCAGCATCATAGACGTCGGGAAACTGGGCGTGGAGAGCCTGCTGGACGATTACGTCGTCGTGCAGCCGCTCAACGGCGTCACGATGCGGTTAAGGAGCCTCTGAACCAATGGCTATTGAGGACTTCTTTGACCATCGTTGCAGTATCTACCACACCCAGCAGGAGAGCACGAGCCCCGGCTACGGGCTCCCCGGCTCCCCCAAGTTCAAATACCCCAAACAGCCGGACCTCGAGGAAGTCCCGTGCCATTTCGGAGTGCGTAGCGCGTCCATCCAAATCGCCCAGCAGCAACCGCAGAACGATATGGACAGCGACATAAAGCTCACGCTCCCGGCAGGAACGGACATCAGGCTCAACGACAAAATCGTCAGCAGCGAAACAGGGCTCGAATACACCGCAGGTCAACCGCGAAACATCCGAGGGCATCACATGACGGTAAAGATATACCGCACAGCCCAACAGAGGCCATTGTAATGGCGCAGGTGACATTCGACACAGTAGAGCTCGAAAACTTCGTGAAGCGGCTCGGAACGGCCGCGCAGGGCGATTTTAAGCGGGCACTGAACAAGTTTCTTGAAGGGCTCGGCATTGAGTTCCTACGCATTCTGCAAGATGAAATCGTTCGCCGGAACGTGCTGGACTATCGGCTGCTGCTCCACAGTTTCCAAAAAGGCGACGGGGAGAACGTCTGGACACTCGACGAGAACGGCCTGACCCTTGAGGTCGGCACGAACGTCGAGTACGCCAAGTTCGTAAATGACGGCCACTGGACCAACCCGAAAGGGATAGAGAGGCGATTCGTTCCCGGACACTGGGAAAAGGCGAACGGAAAGGACCGCTTCATCTACACCCCGGGAGAGAAGACCGGGATGGTCCTAAAAATGAAATGGGTGGAGGGCTCCCACTACTGGGAAAGCTCCATCAGAATCCTAGAAAAGCTCTACCCGGAGCTGCTCGAAAAGAAGCTGCAGAGCTGGCTGGACGAGTATTTCAAGGATTTTTTGTGAGGTGAAACCTATGGCTGCCTTAGAGCAGGAAATCGCAAGCGCTATCCGCTTTATCCTCGATTCCGTGCCCGGGATTACGCCCTATTACTGGGACATCCCGGAGGGATTCGTCGTACCCTCTGTTTTCTTTCCGCAGCCGGAGCTCACACCTCTCGGCGACACGTTCGCGTCCTATGCGGTGGAATATGACTGGTACATCAAGTTTTTCGCCAGCACGGACGAGGACGCCTACGCAAGCGCGGCAGCGGCCTTGAACGCCATTTGCGCAGCCCGCCTGCTTGTCCCGCTCATTGACGAGGCGGGAGCAGCGGTAGGAGGCGGAGTACGGCTCAAAGACCCCGGAGGCGTGAAACGGCTGGACACAGGCACAGCCCAGCTCACACTCCACTGGGACAGCCGCCGTCCGTACAACAGGGTGGATTGCCAGAAGGTGATGCACTACAACCTCGACCTCAAAGCGGCCGAGGAAAAAACTGAATAGGAGGTATCTGCATGGCAGAGAAGAACGCGAGCGCGGCACAGACCGCGCAGAAGTTCCCTATTGAGCGTCTGGCAAAGGCTTGCCGGACGCTTTTTCATGTTTCGGCCAGCACGTTCGCCGGTGCCACGGCGGGCATGACTGGTGAATACACCGTCGAGGAGATGCGGAAGCACATCGACGAGTGGCTCGGAAAGGAGGCCGTTGTTTAATGGCAGGCGGTAAATACGATAAGCTGGCGGGAAAGACCCGCCCGGGCACTTACATCAACTTCGAGAGCGACCGCAACGACACCGTCGGCAACTCTGAGCGCGGCATCGTGCTGCTGCCCCTGATTGGCTACGACTTTGGCCCCGCCAAGACGCCCATCACCCTGACGGCAGCGGCCCCGGATGCTTACAGTGTGGAGCTCGGCCGCAGCGTCTACGACGCGACCAACGATAAGATGCGCCTGATTCGTGAGGCATTCAAAAAGGCTTCCAAGGTCATCGTCTACATCACGGAGAGCGGCACAGCCGCAACCGGAACCGCTACTCCGCTGACCGTAACGGCCAAGTACGGCGGCACTCGCGGCAACGATATTCACGTCTCTGTCGTCACAAACCCCGTCGGCGGCTTTGACGTCACCGTGTATTTGGATGCTGACGCCACCGCTGTGTACGAGGGCGTCAAGACCGTCGAGGAGCTTATTGCAGCCGCAGCAGACGACAAGCTGGTGAAGTTCACCGGTACGGGCGACCTGAAAGCGGCATCCGGCGTGAAGCTGGCAGGCGGCACGAACGTCACCAGCGCAAACGGTGACGTCACCGCGTTTGTGGACAAGATGGAGGGCATCAAGTTCAATACTCTGTGCTTCCCCGTTACCGATGCTACGTTGCAGACCGCAGCCATCACCAAAATCAAGTATATGCGCGAGAGCATGGGCAAGGGCGTGAATGTGGTTCTGCCGGACGCAAAGAGCCCCGACCACGAGGGCGTCATCAATGTCACAAACTCTGTTGTTGTTGACGGCGTTGAGCTGACCCACGCGGAGGCCTGCGCATTCGTTGCGGGCATCACCGCATCCGCAAGCTGCATCAAGTCTAACACCTACGAGGTCTACAACGGCGCGACCGGCATCGTGGACCCCAAGGACAACGAAACAGCCATTGCGGCCATCAAGAACGGCGAGATGTTCTTCTCCTACTCCGAGGCGGGCAACGTCATCATCGAGTACGACATCAATTCTCTGGTCTCTTTCAAGAAGCCCAAGGACAAGACGTACAGCAAGAACCGCGTTATCCGCACTCTGGACGCTATTCAGGAGGCCATCCAGAATAACTTCCCGCCCAACAAGTACGACAACAGCCCGACCGGCTACGCCGCTATGAAGGGCATCGGCCAGTCCATCCTCAAGCAGTACGAGGATATGGGGGCCATCAAGAACGTGGACTATGACGCGGACTTCAAAATCGACGAATCTTTGAGCAGCGGCGACGAGGTTTATTTCATCGTCGCAATCCAGCCTGTGGATTCTGCCGAGAAGCTGTTCTTCACCGTCAAGACCCGCTAAAGCAGCAGGAGGTAAGTTATGCAGTACAACAAAAACCCTATTAGCCTCCGCGAGGGCCATGCGCTTATCGACGGCGTCGAGGTCATGGACGGCGTGAAGATGACTATCAACTTCACCCCGGAGACGTGGACCGGCCGCCAGTTGAACGAAACCACTCCGTCTACCCGCTGGGTTGGCGCGACCATCACCGGCAGCATGACCCGTCGCCGGACCAACAACTGGCTCAAGACCAAAATCAAGGAGTATCAGGCAACCAAGGCGACGCCCGAGTTCGTGATTCAGGGCATCATGGACGACGCTAATTCTGACTACTATGCAGCCCACGGCTCCGATGTCGTGACCTGCGTCGGTTGCGTCTTGACTGGTGACCTTCCCCTGACCGCACTGGATGCAGAGAGCGGCAGCGTGGTCGATGACGTCATCAACTTCAACATCAAGGACATCATCTAACCTCCCGACATTTTGGCCGGGAGCATACAGGCGAAGCCTCTCCTAGGTGGAGGGGCTCCGATTTTTATTTTGGAGGAGACAGCTATGAGCAAGAACCTGAAATATTTTATGCGCGAGGCAGCAGAGGTGGAGAAGGTCGTCACCGTACCGGCCCCGGAGAGCTTTAAGGACGAGAACGGCAAGGTCATCCAGCTCGAGGTCAAGGTGCTTTCCTCTGAGCGTATCCGCGCCATCAATGAGGGGTACCACACCCACACTGTCGCGCTGGACAAGAAGGGCAATCCCTACATCAACGGCGGCAACGTGGTTTTCCGCGACGAGCGCGACAATGCAAAGGCCACCCGTCACATCCTCGTTGAGGCCCTGCAGTACCCCAAGCTGGACGACCCGGAGCTGATGAAGTACTACAACTGCGTGGACATCACCCAGATGCCGGAAAAGGTTTTCTCCCGCGCCGACGAGTTTGCTCATGTCACCCGCGTCGTCATGGCTCTGCTTGGCATCGGCGGTCAGCTCTCCGAGGAGGAGCAGAAGCAGGCCGATGAAAAGGAAATCGACGACGCAAAAAACTGATTCGCAGCGCGGGCAGCGAGACGTACTGGGCCCATGTACTTTGGCAGCGGCACGGTCTCCGACCGGAGGAGTTCGACCGAATGAGCCGGAGACAGAAGCTCTTTTACATCGCCTCCGAGGAGGAGGAAAGCGCGCGCCCGTGCAGAAGGGACACCATGAAGTTCGTCCCTATAAGGCGATAGGAGGACCGACATGGCAACACTGAAAGTCGTATTCAAGGCCATCGACGAAATCTCCTCCAAGTTCAACGAGATGACGCAGAGCGGCGAACGGGCTCTTGAGGCGTTTGAGAACACTGGCACGGCGGCAGACGGAGCATTGAGCAAGGTCTCCCGCACGGCCGCGCAGACCGCAAAGAGTACCGACGCTGCTGCTGATTCCGTCGATGACCTGTCCTCGGCCATCGGGGACTACGAAAAAGCCACCGGGCAGGCGGCAAATTCTACCGGCGTCCTGTCCGAGAAAACGACCGAGACCGAGAAGAACCTCGACGAGGCAGCGGAGGCAGCCCGTAAAGCCTCGGATGAGGTCGAGAAGTTCGGTGATAAGTCCGAGGAAACTGGAAAGCAGAGCGAGGAATCGAGCAAAAAGAGCCGCGACGGAATCAAGGAGCTGCAGGGCGTCCTTGCGTCGGCCGGAATAGCCGCCACTCTGAACGAGATTAAGAACGGCTTTTTTGACTGCTCCGAAGCGGCCGCACAGTTCGAGACCTCCACTGCAATGGTTGCTACCATCGCGGATACGAGCCAGAAATCCTTGAGCAGCATCTCGAAAGAGGTTCGCAGTTACTCCAACGAGACCGGCGAGGCGGCCAGCGACATGGCGGAGGCGACCTATCAGGCCATTTCAGCCAGCATCAACACGGCGGACGCTGCGGCCTTTGCAGGAACCGCGACCAAGCTGGCCGTCGGCGGCTTTACATCGGCGACCACGGCTGTTGACGTTCTGACAACGGCCATCAATGCCTACGGCCTCGCGGCGTCGGATGCAACGCAGCTTTCCGACTACCTTATCACCACCCAGAACCTCGGCAAAACGAGCGTAGACCAACTGGCGCAGAGCGTCGGCAAGGTCATTCCTCTGGCGTCTGCGTACAACGTCCAGATGGACAATCTTAGCTCGGCTTACGCTGTCCTAACCGCCAACGGTATCGCTACCGCAGAATCCGGCACCTACCTCAAGTCGATGCTGAATGAGCTCGGCGACACCGGCAGCGGCGTTTCTGAGGTCCTACTGAACTCCACCGGCAAGACCTTTGCGCAGCTCATGGAGCAGGGCTACTCGCTCGGCGATGTGATGGCTATGCTGGGTAACGCGGTAGATGGAGACAGCACAGCGTTCAACGCCCTGTGGAACTCCACGGAGGCCGGTATCGGCGCACTGTCCCTGTTCAACGCAGGAGCAGACAAGTACAACAGTGTGCTCGAATCCATGCGTACCAGCGCAGGAGCAACCGAAAAGGCATACTCCACGATGGCGGACACGACCGACAAGAGCAAGCAGCGGATGGAGAATGCGTTCAACAACCTGAAAATCTCTGTCGGCGATGTGCTCAACCCCGCGCTCACGCAGGTATACGAAGGATTCACCAACGTATTTGCGGGCATGAGTGATTTTGTGGACGAGCACCCGGCCGTCGTGGCGGCCATTTCGGCCATTGCGGTCGGCGTGGGCGGATTCACGGGCGCGCTGGCTGCCTACAACCTCGCAACCACGGCTGCGAAGTTCGTGACGGAGGCATTCACCGCGACGCTGGCGGCTAACCCTTACGTCCTCGCGGCAGCAGGCATCGTTGCTGTTACAGCAGCGGCCGTTACCCTGACCGGAGTGCTGATTACGCAGAGCGACGAGTACGAGGGTATGACGGCCACCTGCCGTGACCAGTACGACGAGCTGCAGAGGCTGAACGACCAGTACAATGCGGCCTGTGAGCAGTACGGCGAGAACTCCGACGCGGCCAACAGCCTGCGTTACCAGCTCGACCAGCTCAACGACGAGTTTGAAGCCAACCGGCAGACCGTCAAGGAGTTTGTGGCGGAGTGCGACGGCCTCGTCGAGAGCCACAACAAGGTCATGGACGCCTACAACAGCTCCACCTCGAGCATCAAGGACCAAGAGCTCGGCACACTGGCTCTGACCCAGCGGCTCGGGGAGCTGGCCTCGCAGAACACGCAGACCACCGCGAGCTACACGGAGATGAAAGCCATCATCGACCAGCTCAACGCCGACGTCCCGGGTCTCGGCTTGACCTACGACGGCGTGACCGAGAGCGTAGACGCGACCGTCGAGGCCATCAAGAAAGCCGCAAAGGCGCAGGCTGATTCGGAGTACAAGGCCGAGCAGCAGCAGACCTATGTTGACCTGCTGAAAGAGCAGAGCAGCCTCGAGCAGCAAATCGCGGAGGCGGAGGCAAACCTCGACGCGGAGCGTCAGCGGCGCGGCATGAGGCAGGACGACGTCACCGGCGACTGGGTCAGCGGCAGCGGCTTTTGGATGGAGGACAGTCCGTGGGTGGCGTGGACTTCCGACATCGACGATTACAAGAAATCCCTCGAGGAGCTGCAAGCTGCCTACGACGAGAACCAGCAGACCCTCTCCGACATCGAGGGCGAGTGGCGCGGCGTCGCGCAGGCAGTCGAGGACGCGCAGAACCAGACCGTCACCTATGACGAAGCCGTCAGCATGGCTACGAGCTCCGCGCAGTCTGCTCTCGACGAGCTGACCGCAGCCTACGACAAGGCATACGAATCGGCCCGGACGAGCATCGAGGGACAAATCGGTCTGTTCGACACGATGAAAACCTCGTCGGAACTTTCCATCAGCGATATGGAAAAGGCCATGCAGAGCCAGACGGACTACCTCAACCTCTACTCTGAAAACCTCAAAAAGGCCGCAGAATACGGCCTCGATGACGGCCTGATTAAGTCGTTGAGTGATGGCAGCGAGGAAAGCGCGGGCTACATCAACGCCATCATCCAGAACATCGAGAAGCTGGGCGGTAGCACCGAGGGTATGCCCGCAGCAGCCTCCAAATTCGTGGACGAGTTTAACTCCAAGTTCGAGGAGACCGAAAAGGCAAAAGACGCCTTTGCGGACAACATCGCCAAGATGGAGACCGACTTCGATAAGACGATGTCGGACATCGAGCAGACGATGACCGGAACCGTCGAAAAAATGGAGATGGCCGACGAGGCCAAAGAAGCAGCACAGGCGACCATCAAGGCCTACTGCGATGCCATCCGTTCCATGACCGGCGAGGCCGGGAGCGCAGCGGAGGCCGTTGCGAACGCAGCCGCCTCCCACCTGAAAACCACGCCGACAACGACGCCCACCACAACGACAGTCGCCGGTCACGCGAACGGCACTCTGTCCGCACAGGAGGACGTCTACATCGCCGGTGAGAAAGGCCCCGAGCTTATCATCGGCGCGCGCGGGTCCGAGGTGTTCCCCACGCAGGAGACCGAAAGAATCCTCGCAGCCGTGAACAGCGCGGAAAACGCCACGAACGCCCCGGAGCCCACGGCAAGCCCGCTCCCGGAGAATGACCTGCCGGAGGGTATGGAGGCCGTCAAGGAGTATTCCTATCTCACGGCTGACGGGCAGGGCTCTGATGCACAGCCCACCGGTATTGAGTACGTCGAACCGGAGGTGCAGGCGCAGACTACGGAGGAGGCTGCACCCGCAGAGGAGGCCCCGGCCGCCAGCGACGCGCAGCAGGAGGCCCCGGCCTCCTCCTCGGACGCGCCCAGCATTGGCGAGACCGTCAAGCGCATTATCCTCGAAATCAACGGCAGCGGCTCCATCGACGTCGGCGGCATGAATGAGGAATCCGTCCTCGACATTCTGACGCGCCATGCAAAGCCGGTCCTTATGAGTATCATCAAGGGCGAAATCTTCGAGGAAGGAGACCTTGCCTATGATTTTTGAGAGCAGTATGCAGCTCTGGATTACGCACAACGGAGAGCGCGAGAAACTGCGCTTTCCCGTTCTGCCGACGAAGTTCGACGTCACTCACGGGACGAAGAACACGAGTGTCACCATCAGTGGCCTCGGCGAAATCCTCGTTTTGCAGGACCGGGCGGCCGTGGAGGTATCGTGGGACAGCTTTTTTCCGGCCGCGTATTTTCCGGGCATCCAGACGCCATTTATGCTGTCGTCACCGGATGCGATGATGCAGCGGCTTTTCGAGTGGAAAATCAGCGCGAAGCCGGTGCACCTCATCCTGACCGGAACGCGCGTAAACTTCTACGCGGCTATCCAGAGCTTGCAGCCTTACAGAAAAGGCGGCGACCCCGGGAGCATCTACTACAAAATCAAGCTCAAGGAGTACAGAGAGGTCAGAATCCGGCAGGTCAAAGTCAGCTCGACCGGAACTGCGACCGTCTCCGGCGGCTCCACCCGGACAGACAACCGAGTGCAGGCGAAAACCTACACGGTCAAGCCCGGAGACTGCCTCTACAACATCTCGAAATCGACCCTCGGCGACGGAGGCCGGTACAAAGAAATCTATTCCCTGAACAAGGATAAGCTCAAAAACCCGAATTTGATTTATCCCGGACAGGTGTTGCAGCTCCCGTGAGGTGAGGCAATGAGCAAGATTACATTCCTCGTCACAAAAGGCGAGACCACCTACGACATGAGCGAGCTGGTGGAGAGCGCGACATGGAGCGGCCGAAAGGGCTCCCCGGCGCGCACTCTTTCCGTATCGCTTATCGACGATGACGGCTGGAAACACGCCCGTTCCGGCATTGATGTCACCAAGGGAAACCACTGTGTTTTTTATTGGGAGGGCGCAGAGCTGTTTCGCGGCATCATCATGCAGCAGAGGCAGAGCACGAAAAAGACCATGACCATCAAGGCCTACGACGTGGGTATCTACCTGTCGAACAACAAAGACAGCTTTTGCTACAAGCGGAAAAAGGCGTCCGAAATCTTCAAGGACTGCTGCGACCGATTCCAGATTCCGTACAAGGACGTGGCCGACACTGGCTACGTCATCTCGGAGCTACCAAAGGCCAAAACGACAGCCTGCGATGTTATTCTGGACGCCTTGAGCCTCACGTTTAAGGCCACCGGCATCAGGCATTATGTGACGTCAGCCGACGGGAAACTGAGCTTGATAAAGCGGAAAGACAGCATCCTGCAATGGGTGGTGGAAACCGGCCGGAACCTTATAAGCTACGACTACACTTGCAGCATCGAGAAGGTGAAAACCCGCATAAAGCTGCTGTCTAAGGAGGACAAAGTGCTCGCCGAAAAGGCGGACACGGAGCTCGAAAAGACCATCGGTATCATGCAGGACATTTCCACGCCCGACAGCAACACCGAGGAGGCGAACCTCACGGACATGGCTGAATCCATGCTCGCAGAGCAGAAGCTCCCCAGCAAAACGCTGACAATCGAGGGCCTCGGGCAGGCAAACGTCATTTCTGGCGTCGGCCTGTGCATCATCATCAGGCCGCTTGGCATCTCGAACAGCTACTATGTAGACGAGGATACCCACACATTCAAGGGCAACTACCATTCGATGCGCCTTACCTTGAACATGGCAACAGACACCGAGCGGAGCGCAAAGGCGAGCGATGAAAAGAGCTCGACCTCGCACTCCGTCGGCGATAAGGTCCAATTTTCGGGCGGTCCCCAGTACGTTGCGTCCACCGCGACGTCTCCGACCAACAGCCCGAAAGCAGGACCGGCGAAAATCACCGCCATCGCCAAGAGCAAGAACGCAAAACACCCGTACCACATCATCCACACGGACAAACAGAGCACCGTCTATGGATGGGTGGACGCCAGTCAAATCGGATAGGAGGAGCTGCACATGAACCCGGATGAAGCGACGAGCCTAAAGCAACTCTTTCTCTCCATTCTGCCGAAAGACGGCGGCATCGTTGTCGGCACGGTCACGAAAGAGAGCCCGCTCACCATCCAGATAGAGAACGACGAAAAGCTCGAAATCTCTGGCAGCGCGCTCCTCGTCCCCCGGAACCTGACCGACTATCAAGTGAAAGTAGACATCGCCCTCGCGGACGGCAAAATCGACAGCAACACCCATGTGGGAGGCGCGCACGGCCACAAGTTCCAGTTGTTCGATTCCAGAGGCGGAGGGGTGACCGGCCTCGTCGGCTGCCCGCTTGAGGGCGATAAGGACAAGCCCGTGGGAGACTATCACAAGGTCGAGAGCAGCAAGGAGAGTGCGCACATCCACTCGCTGAAAACCTTTTCCATCGAGAGCGGTCTGCTGACCGTTTACAATGCGCTCAAGACGGGCGAATCTGTCTACCTTCTCCGCTTCAACGACGGTAAGAGCTACTACGCTCTTGAGAGGGCTATCGTATGAGCAGAGTATTTGTTCCCATTCCTATTTCCGGCATCGAGGAGGAGAAAGAGCAGCCGTCGCTCACCTACAAGCTCGACCTCGATACCGGGCGCATCGTCGGAAAGGTTGACGGCCTCGAAGCCGTCAACCAGTTTATTTTGAAAGCACTCCTCACTCCGCGTTTCCACTGCCTCGTCTACGACAACCAGTACGGCAGCGAAATCAAGGACACTGTCACGGACGAGAACGCGACAGAGGAGCTCATCAGGGCGGAAATCCCGAGACTTGTGGAGGATGCACTCCTCTGCGACGGCCGGATTCTTAAAGTCTATGACTTTGAGTTTGAGTTCAACGAGGATTCCTGCAACGTCCACTTCACGGCGGACACTATTTACGGGACCACAGAGGTCGAGGAGGTGATATAGAGTGTTTGAAGCCCAGACCTACGACAAGGTTTTGGAGGAGATTTTGAGCCGCGCGCCGGACGGAATCGACCTCCGGCAGGGCAGCATCTTCTACGATGCTGTCGCAGGCATCGCTTTCAAAATCGCCAAATACTATGCAGACCTCGAACAGGTGTTCGAGATGGTGTTTCTGGTGACGGCGACCGGCGATTACCTGACGCTCAAGGCGGAGGAATACGCCGTTTACCGGCAGGCAGCCGCGACGGCAAAGTACCGCATCAAGTACGACGGGGAACTCCCGGAGCTCGGGACGCGCTTCTTCTGCAGCGGCCAGTATTTTGTGCTGGCGCAGGATGACGCCCTCGGCATCTACATCGAGGCGGAGAAAGCCGGAACGGAGGCGAACGACATTCCGGCCGGAACCTCTGTTGTGCCGACCGACACGCAGCGGAGCCTCACGGCCTGCTCCATCGTCGAGGAGCTCGAACCGGGCGCAGACGACGAGGACGACGAGAGCCTCCGAAAGCGTGTACAGGAGAAAATCGCTGGACCGGCAGAAAATGGAAACCAGCAGCATTACAAAACGTGGTGCGAGAGCATCTCCGGCGTCGGCCGTGCGCGCATTGTTCCCCTTTGGGCGGGAGAGAACACGGTCAAAGGCATTCTCATTGACACGGAGGGCGGCCCGGCGTCTGAGGCTGTTGTGCAGCGCGTACAGGAGTACATCGACCCGGGCGGGACCGGCCTTGGTGAGGGACAGGCCAACATCGGCGCGCACTTCACCGCGACATCCGCCACGGCGAAAAGGGTCAACATCTCTTTCTCCGTGACACTTGCAAAGGGAGGAGACCTCGCCAGCGTCAGGAGCGCAGCGCAGACGGCCCTCAAAGCTCAAATCAAGAGCATCAACCTCACCACGGACGACAGCGAAACGCCCACCCTGCGCATCAGCACGGTCGGCAACACGATTTACAGCCTCTTGGGAGTGCTGGACTACGCAAACCTCCGTTTCAACGGCCAGACGGCAAACGTCGAGGCCGGAAAAGAGGAGGTATTTGTTTTGGGGGAGGTGACAGTAAGTGAAACCAACCCTGTATCCTAACGGATTCCCCAGCGCATACGAGGAGCTGAAAACATTCTACCCGGTGTTCTACCGGGATGTTTTCGAGATGGACGCTATCTGGCGCGCAGCCGGAGGCGGGCTGGACGAAATCGAGGACGGCGTGGACGCTGTTGTCAACAACAACTTCGTATCCCTGATGGACACGGATACGCTGGCGCAGATGGAAACCTTCCTCGGTATCCCTCTGAACCAGAAGCGCACCCTCGAGGCGCGGCGCAAGCTCGTCGCCTTGTACTTCATCGGCGGCAACCACATCGGCTCTCAGGAGATAAAAGATATTGTTTTTGGATATACCGGAGCCTCGTCCTCTGTTGAATTCAAAAATAGCAGAATTTATGTGAAGCTCTTCCCAAATGATAACTCCACATTCTTATCGAGCGACGTCATGGAATGCTTGAAGCGCAAGATTCCGGCTCATCTTTCGCTTTCGCTTGTTCTTGCATATATTCCGGATTTACAGCCAGCCTACGTCGCCGCCGCACCCTGCGGAATGGCTGCCTTTTGCACCGTTCGGCTGCCCGGAAGCATCAAACCCCGCGCCGTCACGGCTCGTGGCTATGTTGCCGGTGCTATGAGCGCAGCGCGGATGCAGACGACCGTTGAACTGCCCGGAGCCATCCACCCGAAAAACATCACCGCGCAGGCATACGCCACCGGCGGGCTTGCGCACACGCACGAAACCGTAACCATCAAGATTGGAGGACAGACAACATGAGCTGGGAAAAATCCAGTTATACAACTGCCGGTGCCGCGCTCCTGTCGGAATCCCTCTCCGGCGGCGCGCTCACCATCACCCGCGCCGTGAGCGGCACCGGCATCGTTGAAACCGACTTGTCGGCAGAAACGACCGTCAGCGGCGAAACGCACGAACTGACCATCCTTGCGATTGACACCGTAAAGGACGGAGAGGAAACGGCCCGGAAAGTCAGCATCCAGATTACCGGAGCAGAAAGTACTTACATCATGCACCAGATCGGCGTATATGGCCGCCTGAATGATGATGCCGAAGTGCTGCTGTTCATCATGCAGGATGAACGTGGAATCGAAGTCCCTGCATCCAGCGTGAACGCTGATTTTGAAATTGAGATTGCTGCCCTTATTGCAATCTCGAACAAAGCAAAAATCGAAATTGCCCTCAGCCCGCAGATGCAGGCTTTGATGAAGCTGGTCAAGGCCGAAATTGAGAAGCACAACGCCAATGCCGACGCCCATGCGGCGACAATCACGGCAGCGGTCAGCGCAGCCGTGAAGAACCTGTCTGAATCCGGGGAAATCCTGAACGAAGAACAGGTAAAGGTTCTTATCAAGGAGCAGGTGGACGGCGGCACAGGCGGCGGCTACTATGGCTCCTACGAACTCACCCTTGCGGCTGACGGGTGGAAGCCCGCCCGCAGCGAGGATGATTACGAAAACGCTGGCGGTATGGATTACTACCAGTGCATTTATGACGCAGAACTGTCGGACAGCACCAGCGAGCTTGTACCCGTTGGCGTTGTATCTCCTGGCAGCTTCTATACTACGACCAAAGCGGGCGTCCTGAACGGGTGCGAAACGCATGATGGTTTCATCAGATTTTTCGCTCAGCGCATCCCGGAAGCAGATATTCAGGCGACCGTAACCCTGTTCGGGAAAGGAGGTGGTTCGGGTGAAACCGGTAGCGTAAGCATCGGTCAGGGCTTGAAGCGCGACGCAAGCGGCGCTATTGCCGTCCGCATCGGCGAAGGTCTTGACTTCGACAGCGCAAACGCGCTGACCGTCCGCAAAGAAACCGTTATGACGAGTGAAGACCTGCTCGACGAGGAAGAAACGCAGTAGGAAATCGTTGATATGCTGAAATAATTTTTAGGAGGACACTATTATGTCTAAGCAGATTTCTACCAAGACCACCATCCGCAACCTGACCGCTGAGATCAAGAAGACTTTCGTCAAGAAGGACGCCTTTACCCCTGTGCAGACCGCAGCCAACGCTGCTATCAAGTCTCTTGGCGTTGACGGCAACACCGTGAACTTCTACACCTCTACCGACAAGAGCGGCACTGCTGCTTTCTCCGTTGACTTCCCCTCTGAGCTGTTCCTCGACCAGACCAAGACCACCTTCGTGGCCAAGTTCAAGTTCGATGCTGCGACCTACCCCGGCGCTACCGACCCCAAGCTGGACGGCAAGCCCGTCATGGTGCTGGCCGTCAAGGGCGAGAATCCTGACTCCTGCACCTACTCTTTCCTGAGCATGGCTGCGCTGGTGGATACCTACAAGGCTAAGGCCGTCGGCAAGGATGCTTCCACCACCGTTACCATCGCTGGCTATGAGGTGGATGTCAAGGTCAATGTTTCCGCTGCTGCGGGCAACGCTCTGACCCTGAAGGACGACGGTCTGTATGTTCCCACCCCTGAGGAAGTGGACATTTCCGGCAAGGCCGATAAGGTCACTGGCGCTACCACTGGCAACTTCGCTGCGCTGGACGGCGAGGGCAACCTGACCGACAGCGGCAAGAAGCCTGCCGACTTTGTGGCCGCCGAGGCTGGCAAGCGCCTGATGACCGATGCCGAGGGCGAAAAGCTGGCCGGTGTCTCTGAGGGTGCCACCAAGACCGCAGCCAGCTCCACCAACGGCAATGTGAACATTGACGGCAAGGAAGTCGTCGTGTACACCGAGCCGGAGAATGTTCTGCACGACGAGGATGTGGAGGACTTCTCCGCAGAGGAGATCGCCACTCTGCTGGCTGACTAAGACATGAGGAGGTAAGCTCTATGGCAAAAGCGAAGATCAAAACGCTTTTGGGCACAGGGCTTGCCGCGCTTTGCAGCCACATCAAGCAGTGCAACACCGCACTCGGAGACCTTTCCGAAGCAACGGCAAACGGATTCGAGGAAACCGATGACATCCTGCACGAAAAGCAGGATGTCACGGCTGCGGTGTCTTTTACGATTCCGGTCGATGGCTGGGGCGAGGATGATTCCTCCCCCGGCTATTTTTATTGTGACATCCCCATTGCGGGCCTGTTGGCTACCGACATTGTGGATGTTACGGTACTGCCGGAATTTTACGATGTGGCGGGTGCGGTGGGCTTTATTGCGACCGAAAGCCTCGAAGGAAAGCTGCGGCTGAGGGCCGCCAAAGCTCCGACCGAGAAAATTTCTGCACAGTATCACATTACAAGCACCGTGAAATACACGGATGCACAGGAAGGGGGAACCTAAATGGCATACGGTTCTTTTAACGCAGGCCCCGGCAAGGCGCCGGATGAAGATGTTGTCCGCACTGACCAGATCGGCATTCCGGGCGGCATTGCCACGCTGGATGCAGACGGCCACCTGACCGAGAGCCAGCGGTGGGAAGTGGACGGCTACAAAAAGGCCGAGACCGACCAGCGCATCAGCGCAGCCGTGGACGCTCACAACGGTGCGGAGAACGCCCACAGCGACATCCGTGCCAGTGTGGCAGCTATGAACGCCAGCATCAAGGCCATTGAGCTGAAGTTCGGCACGAACGTCACGAAAAACCCGTTTTCTGCCACGTTCGGCAGTCTGGACGGCCTGACCGTGACCGGCGCGTGGAATGCCGAGCAGGCAAGGGTGGAGTTCTGACGATGGCTGAAACGTTCAAGGTCGGCGCGAATGCGCGGGAGCTGTTGCGCTACACTCAGAGGGCAACCCGCATCGTCACCGATGACATCAGCCGGAGCGATGCCCGGAAGATCATCCAGAAAGTCGCAGCGCTCGAAGATGTGCGCGACATCCAGAAGGTGTGTAGCACTGCCGTCCATGCACTCGACACGCGGGACAGGGAGGGCTTTTCCAAAAGCACTTTCCGGCTGTATGGCGAGGGCATCCGGCTGACCGCCCGGCAAATCCTGCTGGATGCACACGCGGCGAACAACGTGAATTTCCAGACCGACTACGACAGGCGCGTTGAGAAGATCGGCGCGGTCGTGGACGGTTGCTCTCTACTGCTGGAATACCTGACCATCTGCACGGAGGAAGGTATCATCAGTGCGAAGAAAGCCGGTATCTGGACAAAGAAGGTCACGGACGTAAAATACCCGGCGATGAAGTGGCTCACGTCGGAACGCGGACGTGCCGAAAAACTCCGGGCAGAAGCGGAACGGAAACGGCTGACCGAACAGGCTGCCGCCCTGAAAGCCGTCCTTTACCCGGAACCGTAAACGCACGGCGGGCAACCGCTTTGCATAAAGGGTGCGGTTTGTTTGTCTGACGCTGCCATTTGGTGGCTGCGCTCTCCGAACACCAACAATAACAACAACGTCTGGAACGTCAACACCGATGGCTCCAACAACAACAACTGGTACAACAACTCCTATGGTGTTCGCCCCGCTCTGATGGAACCGTGTGACGAGTAGGCATAAGCTGAAAGCAGTGCGCCCATCAAAGGAAACCGCATCCTGTCGCTTGCCGATGCAGGCAAGTGATAAATACATCCCGCTGAGGTGGGCCATCCCTGCCGGATGCAGCCCACTACCGTAACGCGAACCAGCGGAGGGTCATTTTGACATACGAAGAACTGTGCAGCTTTGAGGTACTTTACAAAGCCTACCTTGAAGCCCGGAAGGGAAAGCGCAGTAAAAGCAAAACAATCGAGTACGAGGCGCAGGCGCTGGCCTGCACGGAAAAGCTCTCCCGTAAGCTGGCTGTCTGCAATGTGCGGCAGCCAGACGGGAGCATTCGGCAGCAGATACGCTATGTGCCAAGTAAGTTTGAGGTCTTTGCCGTCTACGAGCCGAAGCGCCGCATGGTACACGCCCCCGCATTTGTGGACAAGGTGGTGCTGCACGCTCTGGTCGATAACATCCTGTATGATGCTCTGACAAAGAGCTTTATCCGGGACAGCCACGCAAGCCAGACCGGCAAAGGCACAGACGACGGCCTGATGCGCCTGAAAACACACATGGTGGACTATTACCGCCGTGAGGGCCACGGCGCGGACGGCTGGGTGCTGAAAGGCGACGTGCGGCATTTCTTCGCCAGCATCGACCACCGGAAGCTAAAACGCAAGCTCAAAGCCGTGCTGGACAAGCGCGGCGTTGACCCGCGTGTCTATGAGCTGCTTTGCATCTACATCGACGTGATGGAGGACGGCTTGCCGCTGGGCTACCAGACGAGCCAGCTTTTCGCCCTCATGTTTTTGGACGAGTTCGACCACATCATCAAAGAAAAGTACCGCATCAAATACTATGGCCGATACATGGATGATTTCTACATCATCTGTTCGGACAAGAAGAAATTGCAGTGCATTCTCCGGGATGTTCGGGCGCTCATGGACAGTTACGGCCTTGAGCTGAACCAGAAAACCGCCATTTTCCCGCTGCGGAACGGTATTGATTTTCTGGGATTCCATAGCTACCTGACCGACACCGGCGCGGTCATCCAAAAGCTGCGCCGGGATAGCTCCAAGCGGATGAAGAACAAGATCAAGTATTGGGAGACGGCATACCCCGCAGGCGAAGTGACCAAGCAGGAAATCCTGCGGAGCTTTGATGCGTGGGATGCCCATGCCGCCCATGGTGATACTTACTCTTTACGCCGCAAGTACGCTGACCGGCTCGAAAAATTGCTTGACTGTAAAATCCCTATCCATCGAAAAATCAACTCGAACAAACTCGCGCGTGACAGACGGCGGGCGAGGCAATGCCGCTGCATCTACAAGAAGCAGCACAAAGCCCTGTCCCTCTCTGTATCGCAGAACACGCGGCCCGCGGAGATCATGCCGTGGGCCTGAACGAAAACAAGGAGGTAACAATGGCAAACGTAAAACTGGGCACGAAAGCCGTTGGCAGCATTGTCAAAATCAAAGTCAACGGCGCGTCCAAAGATTTTATTGTTGTGCAGCAGGGCAACCCGAACACCAGCACCTACGATTCGAGTTGCAATGGAACGTGGCTGCTGATGAAGGACATCTACACCACGTCCACGTTCGGCAACAATAACTCCTACAAGGATTCCAGCATCCACACATACCTGAACGGAACGTTCTACAACCTCATCGACAGCAACATCCGGGCGGCTATTAAGCAGGTGAAAATCCCGTACCAGAACGGCACTGGCTCCGGCGGCAGCCTTGCCACCGGCTCCAACGGCCTGAGCACCAAAGTGTTCCTGCTGTCTGGTTATGAGGTTGGTTGGACGACCAGCGACAACGGCTATTTCCCGAAGGACGGTGTGAGGCTGGCATACTTTGGCAACAGCTCCAGCGGTAACAGCAAGCGTATTGCATACAATGGCAGCTCCGCTGCCTTTTGGTGGCTGCGCTCTCCGGACACCTACAATAACTTCAACGTCTGGAGCGTCTGCACCGATGGCTCCAGCAGCAACCTCTGGTACAACTACTCCTATGGTGTTCGCCCCGCTTTCATTCTTCCCTCTACACTCGTGGTCTCTGACGATGGCACGGTCAGTGTCAACACTGCACCTACCGTCAGCACGGACGGCGCAGCTCTGGGGCGGAAGAACGCGGCCTTTGCGTGGAAGTACACCGTCAGGGATGCCGACGGCGACACCTTGACCGTCACCGAAAAGCTGGACGGAAAGATCGCCAAGACCCGCACCGGCGTTGCCAGCGGCACGGCCCTGACCTTTGAGCAGACGGCCAGCGCTGCCGGATTCCAGAAAATCCTGAACGGCAACCACACCATCACCGTTGAGGTGAGCGACGGCAAGGAAACCGTCAGCACGTCCGCGACCTTTACCAAGGCCGTCCACGCCGCAAGCGTGACGCTGGCTGAACCGTTGGCCGTTGAGGGCGACATTACCGTTGCCGTGCTTCAGGTGACCGGCTCCATCCCCGATGATGCGAAGTTCAAAGCCGAAGTGACCAACAACGCACTCGACAGCTCCCCGGTCTGGCAGGATGCCACGACCGAGGTAAAAAAAGGCGTGAACATCGTCTTTGAGAATAAGACCGCCACCAACGGCGCGGCGTTTAACTTCCGCGTCAGCGTGGAGCGCGGCGAATCCGGCGAGGGCGGCTACATCGAAGCCGTCAGCGGTGCATTCCAGTAAGGAGGACAGTATGGCTATTGAATGGAAGAAAAACGACCTTCCCACTCTGGCACAGAAGGTGGCGGACGACGCTTCTGAAACCTGCCAGAACTTTATTTATGCTGGCATTGACGTGGAGTTGTCCGACGGTACGCAGCACTTTTCGCTGATGCCCAACGACCAGACGAACATCGACTCGATGTTTGCGGCCATTACGTTGGGCGCGTCCGAATACCCTTACCACCCGGATGGCGGCGAGTGCGTTATGTACAGCGCGGCAGACATTATTACTCTGTACAGCGAATACAAGAGCTTCGTCACCAAACAGACGACCTACTGCAATGCGCTGCGCCAGTGGGCGAAGCGCGAGACCGACCCGAATGTTATCGGCTCCATCTATTACGGATGCGCCCTTCCCGAGGACCTCGAAAAGAAAGTCGGGGACATTCTCAGCGCAGCGCAGGCGCAGATTACGGCCATCATCAACAAGCTCTCCGCCTAAGGAGGACCGAAATGGCAAGGAACTCTGTATGTAAAACTGCCATCCTCTTTGTGTTCGGAGGGCTTGTATACTTCGGACTCGAGGTGCTTTTCAGAGGACATAGCCATTGGACGATGTTCGTCCTCGGCGGATTCCTTTTCCTGATTCTCGGTGAGCTGAATGAGGGCCTGCTTGAGTGGGATACCCCGCTCATTTGGCAGGGCGTCCTCGGCTCGGCCATCGTGACAGGAGCGGAGCTCGCAACCGGGATGATTCTCAACGTCTGGCTCGGCCTCGGCGTTTGGGATTACTCCGGGATGCTGCTCAACTACAAAGGGCAGATTTGCCTCCCGTTTAGCATCCTGTGGATTTTTGTGTCCATCGCGGCCGTCGTCCTCGATGACTGGCTGCGATACTGGCTGTTTGGGGAGGAGCGTCCGCACTACACACTGTTCCGGCGCGGCGAGAGCCGCTGAAAGGAGCCGCCAATGAACCGCGAGGAGAGGCTCGAACAGCTTTTGACGGCCACCGTTAAGCTGCTCGACCGGTGGGAGGAATACTCCCTCGAAACGAACTGCGGGGAGCCGGAGGGCTACGGAGCAGCCCGCGCGGTGGTACACGCAGAATTTTCCGTACTCAAACAGACCGACAAAGGAGACGTCGAGAATGAGCGTAATTACCTTTAAGCCGAACGACCACACGAAAATCACCACAGACTTCGAGCGGTACGAGTTCGCCTGTCCGTGCGGATGCACGGCGCAGATGATTGACCCGGAGCTCGTCCAGAAGATGCAGACCATCCGCACCAAGCTCGGCAAGGCCATCAAGGTTACGTCGGGCTACCGGTGCGTGAAGCACAACGCAGACCCGAAAGTCGGCGGCAGCCGGACAAGCCGCCACCTCTACGGCATTGCGGCCGACTGGCGCACGAAGGACCGGAGCGTCAACCCCGTCGCCCTCGGCATCATCGCGGCCGCGCAGGGCTTTGGCGCGGTCGGCATCTACTGGCACGACAAGGCCGCCATTGTCCACACCGACACGCGCGGAGGCAAGGCTACATGGCTTTGCGTACAGCCCGGCGTGTATCCCAGCACCACCTACAACAAGTTTGTCCTGCCGACCATCGAGCAGGGTTGCGAGGGAGCCGCTAACCGCGCAGCTACGGTTATGCTGCAGCGGCTCCTCGGCATCCCGCACGACGGCAGTTTTGGCCCGGCTACCACAAAGGCACTGATGACGGCCCAGCGTAAGCACGGCCTCGTCCCTGATGGCATTTGCGGCCCCAAGAGCTGGACTGCCCTGTCAGGCGCAGACAAATATCTGTGAGGGAGGAGGTGATACCAGTGGAAACATGGCAAATTCTCGTCACCGTTGGAGTGCCGTCTGGAATCTTTGGATTTGCTGTCTGGCTGATTGAGCGCAAAATCGAGCAGCACGAGAGAAAGCGGACCGAAGAAGCCAAGAAGCGCGAGAACATTGAAGCCCAGCGCGAAAAGAGCAGAGAGGAGCTGCAAATCTGCATCTATGAAACTTCTCTCGCCGCCATCGCCCTCGGCGAGGCCACCGCAAAGGCAGTTCAGCGCATCCCTGACGCGCACTGCAATGGTGATATGCACGCAGCCTTGGACTACGCCTCTAAGGTCAAACACGCACAGCGGGAAGTCGTTTCCCGCTGCGGAATCAAATCCATTGTCGAATGAGAGGAGAATACTATTATGAAGTACAATAACAAAGTTTCCGCCGCCACCATCGCCCGTACCGCTGCTCTGCTGCTGGCTCTGGCAAACCAGATTTTGAGCGCGTTCGGCAAGTCTCCGCTGCCCATCGAGAGCAGCACGGTGGAACAGCTCGTCACCACGGGCATCACCACCGTTACGGCCCTGATTAACTGGTGGTACAACAACTCCTTCACGCAGGCCGCTATCGAGGGCGATAAGACCTACGAGAACGTCAAGAACCAGATTCACTAAGGACGCCCCAGCAGCTACCACATAACAGCACGAGCCTCCCGGTATTCCTCGCACAAGAGGGCCGGGAGGCTCTTTTTTTATTGCTGTTTTTTGCAATATCTTCCCCGGAAACGCACTTAAAACAGCATTTCCGGCGCGGTTATTCTCGTAAAAAGACATTTTCGGGACAGAAATGCACTTTTTGATACATTTTCTATCATTTCCGTGGATAACCGCAGAAAAACGGCGCGGAAATACCAGAACGACCCGAAAAGTGGAAAACTGGGTGGAAAAAGTTGATAAAAGGGTCATGCGAGACAACACACGCAGTTGTCCCAAAATACCACGAAAAACAATATAACCGGAGCGGAAATACCGTTTTGAACGCATATCCGCGCGGATATGCACTGAAAGCAGCATTTCCGGGTATTTCCGGCGAAACAATCGACAAAGTAGAGTAGAGTAAAGAAGAGTAGAGTAGAGAATATATTATACTCAGCGATTTTGCAATCGCTGGCGCGAAAGCCGTTGCCATTGTCCCTGTTAGGTGCTATCATAAAAGCACGACCACCAACACAGGACAGGAGGACAACAGTTATGGGCAACACAACTGCGTCCCTCACCCACGAACAACTGTTCGGGGGGGGGGTAACAAGTAGCAGCGCGCGATTCGTAGACCCGGCCAGCATCCCAATGGACGAGGTACGGGAGAGGCTGAAACAGCAGTGCGCGTACAAGCCATCGCTCGAAATCAACTTCGTAATGAGCAGGGATTCCAAGATTGCTTGCTTTTGGGGAAAGCAATTCTACATCACGGACGATTCATTCACCCCGGAGCTGGTGTACGAAACAGAATCTTTTGTAAACGCGGCCTCCATTTCAGACGGCTCAAGATACGCCGTGTGCCAGACAGCGCACAACGCCCGGAACGACGAGGACAGCGGAACATTCGCTGTGATAGATGTTCTGCACAAAAAGGTACTAGGAAAATACCACACAGAGCATGGCTGGAAGTACATGACACACCTGTATGTGGACGAACGGGAAAAGTGCTTTTGGGCATACTTTGGCGATGACAAAGAAAAAGTGAGCTTTGCGGACCGCGTGAAAGAGGAGCCGTCGCCGGAGCAGAAACCGGAGCAGCCCAAAAAAGAAAACCCGGCAGCGGAGCCGAGCAAAAAGCAGAACAAAAAGGCGAACATCATAGCCATCGCTGTTGCTGTGTTCTTTGCGTTCATGCTTTTTGGCGGATTCGACCTTATAGCACCTCGAAAGAGAACAACCAGCACAACCAGAGTATCGACGCCGGAGACGAACCGGAGCGTCCTCGAAGAAACCGCACTGAACGCGCTGGACAAAGAAAGCGCAGCCTACATATCGTCGATTGATGCATTCTATTACAGCGGCAAGTACACGCTCACCGTTCGAACCGTTTCCTCTGGCGGCCTGTATCTCCCGATAGTGGCGGAGCAAACGGCGCAGGCAGTGTTCGACAAAGCGGCAGAGCTTGGTATCACGCTTTCGGAGTACAAGGTCGAGGAGTTCAGCGAGGGCAACAGCAGCAAGGTGGAAAACATGATACTTTGGAAAAGCGCAGATGGTGTAACCGGAACCTACACAGACGACACCGGCAGCAGCCCGTACATCGAGACAGATGTTACCGTCGAGAGGCTGGCGGAAATCGTGAAATGACCCAGCAAGTGACGAAAGCCTCCTGCGGAGACCCGCAAAGAGTCGTGGTGGCTAGGCGGCAATCTTTACGGCCAGACCACAAAAGCCCGAAATCGAGGCCCCGGAGCCGTGCTCGTGACGTTCTACGGCTCAACGCAGGAGAAAGCACTCCGAAAAGCTACAGGCAAATAGCCAGCAAGTTAAAATCAGCCTGCGGGAGACGGCCCACAGGGAGGTGATGGAGAGGGCTGCACGGGGACCACGAACAGCCCTCCCGTCACAATGGCTGCTCCGAAACACCCGCAGCGGGAAGAACGGCGCGCGCAAATCCTGTATGCGCGGCAGCGGCTCGACCGCTGGCGGGCATAGGAGGCAAGCATGGAACAGTCTATTTATGAGCTCTACATGGAGCAGGTCAACCCGCAGGACACCCGCGAAATCATGCAGGCAGAGGACACGCTCACCGCGTTGCTCAAGCTGGTGGAAAACCGCGAATTGCGCGACGCCATCGACCGCGCAGCAGGCCGCGTTGCCTACCTCCGAGAAGTAGCGGCATTTGAGGCCGGTTACGGCTTTATGTCCGAATAACAAAAAGGGAGGCCCGGCACAACGCCGGGCCTCCTGATTCATTATAGCCCAAGATAATCCTCAATGCTCATGCCGAGCGCAGCGGCGACGGCATGAATCTGGTAAACATCGCGCGGGACCCGGCGACCGGCCTCCCACTCCTCGAGTGTCCGCAGCGGGACGCCAGAGAGCTGCGACAGCCGGGTGCGGGTCAACCCGCGAGCCTCGCGCAGCCCGGTGATGCGAACGGCAACAGGCGTTAAAGCTGACATCTTGAAATCCCCCTTGAATCTGCTATAATAGAAATGCCGGAGAAGTGAGGCATCTGCAAGCTGTTTCTCACTCCCCCGGCGTTTCAGAACTCTGGCCGCCGTCATCGGCCTTTGTTCTTCATCGGAGAGCCCTGCTTACTTGTTGAGCAGGGCTTTTACTTTTTCCACGGCCTCCTCGAGCGTTTTGCTGTTACGCATAAGCTCAAGAATTTCACGGGTCCGGTTCTCCTTTGCCTCGTCGCGAAGTACCTCGGCGGTATTCATTTCGTCGTCCATGTCGTTTCCTTTCTGGCCTTGCCACCTTACTCATTGAGGAGCACCCCCTCAACTGACTATATTATACCACGCGAGCGCGTGGAAAGCAAGAGCAAAATGACAATTTTTTGAAATATTTTTGCGTACCTGTGAAAGATTTACTGCTCGATGTACCGGAAGAGGAAACCGCCCGCATGGGGTAACTTTCCCTTGCATACCTTTCCGATTGCGCTGTCATCCAGACCGGTAGCACGGGAGGCAGCAGCGATACTCGGATACTCATGTATGACCTGATTTGTCTTGCGGTCAATCTGGCAGACCGGAGCGAGCGTTGAGCCGTGATAGGCCCGGACGCTCCGGCCGTATCCGTCGCCCGGTTCGGGAGCCGTCTTGCCGTTCCACTTTGCGCCGGATGCGAGACCGCCGAAAAGAAAGCCCTGCATCTCGTAGGCACGGGACAGACGTCCCAGCAGCGTGTCGAGCTGGTCGCGCTGGTTCCGGTCGAGAGACTTGAGGAACACGTCAATTTCCTTTTCGGCCTCGACGACCTCCTGAATCCCGACGTGCAAAACGTCGTTTTGCTCATACTTCTCATACAACGTCCGATAGACAGCAGCCACGGTACAGGCCTCCTTACATCCCGGCTATAACATCGGCGAGCTCCTCGGGAGAAGCATTCACCCAATCTGCGAGCTCTTTCTTTGTCTCCTCGTAATCTTCCAGCACGACGGCGGCAGCCTCATTCTGCCCGTCGATTGCCCGCCCGGAGGACAGGTCATCCGCAGCGACAAGGCGCAGGATGGCGACGGCGCGCCGGAGGCTCATTTTCTTTCTTCCCATTCTGCGGACACCTCCCCGTCTTTGTAAAAGAGATTTGCACGACGCAGGCGGAACGCCTCAAGAATGAGCGTGAAAGCAGTGTCGCAGGTGGCGTAGACCATCTCGAAACCGGGCATCTCCCATAGACCAGCATTATAGAAATTGGCAGCCAGCTCGACGACGATGCGCTCATTCTGGCTCAAATTGAACGCCTCCTTTGCGGCCGTGAACATCATGTAGTCCTCGCCGATGACGGCAATGCGGAGCTCCGGCCAGCGCGTGAGCGCGGAGAGCAGGTACAGGGACGCGCCCCAATACGGATTGACGCGACCGGATTCTGGATTGACGATGTGCGGAATCCGCTGAAGCTCAGACAGGAACGCGGCCTCGTGCTCCGGGCTTTTGTATGTGATATTGATTTCCATGTGAACCTCCTTACATATCGACCGAAACAAAATGATAGGCGTACCAGCGGCCACGACGGCGGAAGAGCTTGACGCCGGTGGTGAAGAACTGCCCGCCGCAGCCCAACTCGTCGAAAAGGCGGTAGGACCGGTACATCTTGAACCACAAGAGAGCCCGCTCCTCGGAATAGTCGGCGGTGTAGTCGGGCAGTTCAACAAGCTCAACGAAAGAATCGAGCTCGTCGCGGACGATGCGGTAATCGGAATCCCGATGGATGTACTCCCGGATGTCGCGCTTGAGCTGAATGACGAACTCCTCGACGCGCTCGCTATGCGCCGGACCGGGAAAACGCTCGAACATGAGCAGGTCGTTGTACGCCTCTTTGAGGCTGTCATAATCGTGGATATCGCGGGACACTAGGCTCCCCCCTTTTCTTCCTTTGCCTTGCGGAGCTCCTCGAGAAACTCAGGGAGCGGCAGGCGCTCGAGCTGATACTCCCGGCGCGCGGCCGGAGACAGGCCGTTGAGCCATGTCTCGTACTTTACCCGCTCCTGCTCTGCGCAGGCCCGGATGCTTGCGAGAGCATCTGCAGGCGGGTAATCCTCGCCGACGTACCAAGTGATTTTTCCCTCGTTGGAGATGTGAGCGACCATCTTGAAATCGCCGTCCTCCATCACGGCGGAGTTGCAGACCGTTACGCCGTTTCCGAGACAGCCGAGGAACAACTTGAAATTCCGGGCAGCCATCAGTAAATCTCCTCCTCAAGCATCTTTTTGCTGAACCGCTCAATCTCCTCGAGAGAGGTCCACTCCGGCTTCTCGTCGTCGGAAAAGCTGTCCCACAGGATGCGCATGGCCTGAATATGATTCTCAACGCAGCAGCCCCAGAGGTACTTGCTGAAACGCGAGCCGCAGCCGAGGAAATACTTGCAGTCCTGAATGCAGCGGCTCAAGAGCCTGTAGCGGAACTCGGCATCGGAGCCGACAAGGTCAGTAGCGACGTTGCCGAAATAATGAAATTCCGCGTCGCCAGCGAAGTAGAGCGTGACGCTGGCATCGAGGCTGCGCGGCCAGCCGTCCGGGTACGGACGGGTCGAGCCGTCAGAGAAGTGGGTCATCGCTGTTGCGGTCACCCCGATGGCGGCCTCGTTCTCACGGGGGCGGCAGAAGAACGTGCGAATCTGGATGCGCTCACACTCCATGGAACCGGCCTTGCCGATGCGGTCTGGGAACAGGGACATGGCCGGGTCATACCCGGCAGCTTTCAAACGCTCAAGAACGGTCATCAGAAGAACCTCCTATTCAAACGTATACACATAGCCGTTGTACGGAAAGGCAGCGGCAGCGGCGGCCGCCCGGGCGACCTCCTCGGCGAACTTCTTCGCCTCCTCCGGCGGAACCGTCCCAATGGAGGGCCAGCTCACGCCAAGATGAACAGCACCGTCAGGAGACGGCCGGAGCTCAAAGACCTCCACATTCCCGTGGATGCGGTTCTCATCCTGCACCTTGCGGAGAGCGGCGAGAAAATCCTCAAAGAACACGGCAGGGAAATTACTTTCGTTTGTCATAAAATACTCCTTTCAGACCTTGCTGTGGCCATCACAAGATGGGCTTCGTCCAGCCGGTCCACCAGCAGTCGAAATCTTTCAGAATCTTCTCTCGGTTCTCCGGGGTGTCAGGCAGATTGTAGCCGGAGCGGGAGTTGCCGATGAAAAGTTCCCCGAAATCGTTCAGCCCACACGAGACACCGGTACGGCTGTCCTCTTTGAAAATAAGCATGATGCAATCCCTCCTTAGTCTCTGTTCTCGCGCTTCCACATGAGGAAGTTCTGGTAATCATCTGGCCCCATCGAGACCGGCTTGGTCGTGTTGATGAAATCGGGGCAACCGAAGCAGACGAGCTCGTCGGGGTTGCTGCGGGTCTGCGTCAGAACTTTGGCAGGGACGACGGTCTTCAGCGCCTTTCCGGACGGGACGCCCGGAACCTCGATGCGCCGGAGCAGCATATTGAAGTCGTAGTACCAGTCGAGATTCATGTACCGCTCCTCGCTGTCCGTGCTCTCGATTTCCTTGATGTACTCGGCCAGAGCACCGCGCACATCAAGACGAACCGGAGCGACGCTGTCGTCGTAGCTGTCGTAGAGGGTGATGGTCTCGGCCTTGCCGAAACGAACGGTCAGGGCAGCAACGCTGCCGGTGTACTTGTAGAGCTCCATAAAAACCTCCTACCCGAAACGGGTCTTACTACTTGCTTAACGTCCCTAAAAGGGACACACGAAAGCAAAAAAATTAAGCGACCTCAACCATACCAGCCAGACCGTAGAGGAGCTCGTGGTCCTCAAAGGAGATGCGCTCTTCCTCGAATGCACGGTCAATCTGCCAGTAGCACTCGTCGCGGTCGTTTTCGCTCTGGATTGCGGCGATTGCCTTGACCAACTTTTTGAACATATCGTTACCCCCTATCGACCATCAACCGAAATACTTGCTTGCGAACTGAGCCTTGCTGAGGGTCTTCATGTCGTAGACGTACTCGACAGCGTCTGCAACGTCCATGTCGGCACCGGTGACGAGCTCATTGACCAGAGCGGTGAAATTGTTTTCGCGGATGAACTGCTTCATGGATTCGAGAGTTTTCATAATCTTCCTCCTACCCTTTTCGGGTCACGTTCGTTCTTACACCCTTATTATAGACCCTAAAAGGGACAATGTCAAGTAAAATCTGGCAATTTGTGGCAAAAAGTTTTCGAGAATGACGCTTTTTGCGGCATTATGCACGAAACGGCGGCAGAACAGAAAGAAAGCAGGAGCCCGGAGGCCCCTGCTGATATAGTTATCCTGTTTATCCTAATGAATTTGACCACAACAATTACAAGCACAAGGACTTTCCGCTGCTGAGCGAGAAATCGCACTTCACCGATGATACGGTCATGACCGTTGCGGTGGCACGGGGATTGATTGCAGGTAAGGGCATCCCGGAGAGAACATTTGAAGAAACAAAGAGCGAGATGCAATATTGGGGAGAAAAATACCCCCATGCCGGTTACGGCGGGATGTTCCGCCGGTGGCTGCACGCAGAAAATCCGAATCCCTATGGCAGTTTCGGCAACGGCTCGGCTATGCGTGTGTCGGCAGCAGGCTGGCTGTTCGACACGCTGGACAAAACATTGGAAATGGCAAAAGTGACCGCTGAAGTTACCCACAACCACCCGGAGGGCATCAAGGGCGCGCAGGCCACGGCGGCAGTGATTTTTCTGGCCCGTACCGGCCACAGCAAGCCGGAGATCAAGCGGTATGTGGAGCAGAGCTTCGGTTATGACCTGAACCGTACCTGTGATGAAATTCGGCCGACCTATCATCATGTGGAGACCTGTCAGGAAACTGTGCCGGAAGCAATCATTGCTTTTCTGGAAAGCGTCAGTTTTGAGGATGCACTTCGCAATGCGGTCTCTCTGGGCGGCGACAGCGACACCCTTGCCTGCATCACCGGCGGCATTGCCGAAGCTTTTTACGGGATGCCGCAGGAACTGCGGGACGAGACTTTGAAACGTCTGCCGGAGGATATCCGGGAAGGATATGAACTGTTGTGCTTCATGATTGCCAAGATGATATAAAACACGATGATACGACCGAATTTTGAAAAGATTGCATAGGATTTTATAAAAGTATTATTCTTTCATGAATTTTAGCACTCTTCTATTGACACTGCTAATGAACGGTGCTATAACAGTGGCGTGCTCAGGAGGAAGGGCAAAAGGAGAGCCGCAAGGCT